CTGGCGGTGATGTACGTATGAGCGAGTCGGTGATGTTCAACCAGCACGTAGGCGCAGCTAGAGCGCTATGGGAGTTCCAAGAGAAGCTGTCAAGCCTCGGCTACAACCACAGCCACCCGTCCTCAGACATAAAGCGGATCTACGACCTCATCGGTGACGCGGCCTTTGAGCGCGCAACCTACGTCGACGCGATCACGCGCGAGATGGGCCTTCAGGGGAATCGGGGTATCTCGTGACGATCACTCGCTCCGCAAGCGAAGAAGCCGCGCGGCTCTACGGCCACGCCGCGCTCCTACGCCTTGAAGCGCAATCAGCCGACAGCGAGTTTGACCGCATCGCGCTGACGCTCCAGGCCGAAGACCTTGAAAGCAAAGCTAAGGGATTGGAGAAGCGATGACTGTTTGGGATTGGTTCGTGTTCTTGTTCGGGTGCGGCGTCGTCTTGGCGACGGTACTCGTCCTAATCACCGCTGTCGTCGGCTGGGTAGCCGCGCGCCTTTGGGGTAAGCCAACAGACAACCGCGCGCATCGTCGCGCCTAACTGATTCGGGGGATGACCGAATGAGCAATACAGATACAAACGGCAACGGCGAGATCGTCGAAGCTGTCGTAGTTCAATCACAAGAGCTAGCTCCGGCCGGACTCTTCAAGACCGACGACCCGGTTGAGGTCGTCGAGCGCGCTACGAGAGTGGCGGACTCGCTGAAGGACGTAATCAAGCAGCGCGAGCTCTATACGATGATTCAGGGCAAGCCGCACGTTCGCGTCGAAGGCTGGCAGCTAGTGGGCGCGATGCTCGGCGTAACCGCCGTTTGCGTTGAGACGGTCGAGGTTGAGGGCGGCTGGAAAGCCACCGTCGAAGCTCGCACCGCTGACGGCAGGGTGATCGGTTCGGCTTCTGCGCTTTGCACGAAGAACGAGAAGCGCGGCCCGTGGAAATCGGCTGACGATTACGCGCGGCTTTCGATGGCTCAAACTCGCGCGACGAGCAAAGCCTTGAAGGGGCCGCTCGGCTTCGTGATCTCGCTCGCGGGGTATCAGACAACGCCGGCAGAAGAGATGACCTTCGTCGAGGCCGACCCGGTAGCCGAGGTTGAGCCAGCGACGCCGCCGGATCTAATCGACGCAGGAGCGGCAGCGGAGATCGTGAACGATGCTGACGGTTTCGGGCTGCTGGAAACTCTCCAGCTAGCCGCTAGCCACGTAGCAGGCTTTGACGTTGGCGACTGCTCTACAAAGCCGAAGGCTAAGAAGGCGCTGCTGAAGCTCTCCGCGAATGATGGCGAGCGCTTGAACGCTTGGATCAGCAAGAAGGCCGACGAGCAGGTGACGGTATGACCGTCCTCGTCGACCGCGACTTTGAGGTTCACACGCTGCCCAGCGGGGAAACGCTTGTCTACCGCGACCGCGACCACTCCTACTGGAAAGAGCTAGTGGAGAAGCCGAACGGTGAGCAGGCCGGAAAGGGCAGGCTCACGGGAGTCTCAACCGTTGTCGGCCCGATGGACTGGCAGAGCGACAATCTGATGGGCTGGGCCGCGAGGCTTGACCGCGAGGGCGTGGCGGCTTTGGCTGCTGACTCTTTCTCTAGCTCGGACGCTTTGGCTTCGCTTGGCTGGCTGGCATCGGGGGAGAGCATCGGCATCGCACTAGATGGCGCCGAGCTCTCCTGGCGGCAGACGAGAGACAAGGCGGCGACGCGCGGGACGGCGGTTCACACTCACGCGCTGAACGCCCTAGCGAGCGGCGAGCCGGTTCCGGCCTTTGAGCAGATGACCGGCGAAGAGCGCGGCTACGCGGAAGGCGTGACAGCGTTCTGGCTTGACCACGATCCAAAGGTGATCGCCGCCGAAGCGGTCGTCGCGGATCTCGAGCTGGGCGTTGCCGGACGGTTTGACCTGCTTGCTGAGATCGACGGGCGCGTAGTTGTCCTTGACGCTAAGACCTCCAAGTATCTGTCGGCCAAGTTCGTCGCGCAGATCGCGGGCTATGCGCTTCTCCTAGAGCGCTCCGGCTATCAGAAGCCAGAGGCCGGAGCAGTGCTTCAGGTACGCGAAGACGGCTCCTACTCGCTAATCGAAATGGAAATCGTCGAGGACGACTTCACGATGGCGCTCGCGGTTTATCGCCGCGCAGCGGAGATCAAGAAGCGCCTACGCGCGGCGGAGAAGGCATCGAAGCCAACCGAGCCGGTGATCGTCGACGAGATGGCGGCAAAGCGCGCCGAGAAGCTAGAGAGGCAGCCCGTCAATGACTGAGCTAACGACCGGCGAGAAGGACGCGATCCTCGTAGCTAAGGCTCGCGCCGGCACGATCACAGGCGCGGAGCTTCGCCAGGTATCGCACTTCTCAATCAACCGCATCGACCGCTACGACCTCGCGCACTTGACGGCTGCTGATCGCCGCTGGGCGAGCGATGAGCGCTGCGAGGCAAACGGAAGGTTTAGCGAATGAGCGGAGCGCTAGACATCGTTGGCGCAAGGGAGGCCGAACACGCGGCCTCGGCGCTCCAGCTTGGCTCTGAGGCCGCGCTAAGAGAATCTGCGAGGGTAGTAGCAGCCGCCGAGCAGTCCTATCGGTTGGAGTTGGCTAAGGCCATCACGCGCATCCACGCTGAAGGCGTGGCGTGGAGCTCGACGGCTGATCTCGCTCGTGGGAATGAGCGCGTCGCGGGGCTTCGTTATGCCCGCGACGTTGCTCAGGGCGTTCACGAAGCCGCGCAGCAGGCCGCCTTCCGTCACGGCGCAGACCGCAGGGCTCTCGGTCGTCTTATCGACTGGAGCGCGCGCATTGACTTACGCAGCAATGGGGAAACCGAACAGCCGTATCGGGTCGCGGCCTAATGAGAGGAGTTGGTATGACACAGAAAGAGCGGGTGCTAAAGAGTCTCCGCGTGGCAGGTTCGCGCGGGATTACGCAAGCTGACTGGACGGGCGCTTCAGGTACGCCGGACGGCGGGCCACCGATAACTCGGCTAGCCGCGCGAGTCCTTGACTTGTCGCAGGACGGCCACGTAATCGCTAAGGGCGCGATCCGTGACCTCTGCCGCATCTACAAGCTAGAGCCAAGCGCGCCAATCTGCTCACCGATCATCCCGATCACGCTAATCAGCGAAGAGCGGCACATCCCTAGCCCTTACGAGTACGAGGCCGCAGCGTGAGCCAGCCACTAGAAGCGCTTGAACGAGCAAACCGCGTCCGCTACGGCCGGCGCGATGTCAAGGCCGAACTATCAAGTGGGATTCTCCCACTTCGGGACGCGCTCGCAGATGAGCGCGTAGCCACGATGCCGGTTCACAAGCTCCTGGCTTCTATGCGTAGCTGGGGGCCAACGCGAGCGATGACGCTGCTCGTCGAGGTAGGAGTTAGCCCGCTTCGGGAGCTTGGAACGCTCACAGACCGCGAGCGCGACTTCATCGCTGAGTACGCGCCGATGACTCCGAAAGAGCGCGAGGTCGCTTCCTACAAGCGCGGACTAGAGAAGGTGCTCCAGGAGGCGCAAAGGCGCGGCTGGAAGCCTCGTCTGCACGACGCGGCGGGCGTTGTAGTCGTCACGGTTCTAGGCGAGGCGATGCTGACCGACCTTGAAGACCTCGGATTCCTCCAAGCGGAGCTGGAGGCGGCGTGAAGCGAGCGAAGAAGCCGCCGAAGGTGGAGAAGGTCGCGCCGATGTATCAGGTGGTCACTTTCCAAGATGCGCGGATCGCTAAGTACGGCGTTCTGCGCGGGTCGCTGTCTCGCGGCTTCACCTACGACCACTCCGTTGAGCTAGCTGCCGGCGTTCTGGACGCGCCCGTCTTCGCGTCGATACCGCTAGGAGCGTGGCTGCTCGCAAGGCGCGGAGGGCAGCCCGTAGACGCTCTGACGGCTGGGAAGCGCTGGGCGCATTACGTTCAAGCTGGCGGGTCGGTAGTTGACGGCGCGCTTGTGGACGGCGAGCAATGAGAATCGTCCTCACAGGTCAAATGGGCTCAGGCAAGAGCCACATCGCCGGACTACTCGTTCCACTTGGTTACACGCGGCTGCACTTCGCCACGCCGCTCAAACAAGCCGCGTTGTGCTTTCAAGATAAGCCAGGACGCGAGCTGCTTCAGAAGCTCTCTGAGGTTTCACGCGGCGTTGAACCGCGTCCGCTACTGGAGCGGATGGAGGAAGCGTTGGAGTTTGCTGGCGATGACGTGGTCATTGACGACTGCCGCTTCAAGGATGAGCTCGCAATGCTGCGCGCTAACGACTTCAAGGCGGTTCGCATCGCCGCTCCTATTGGCCTACGGGTCGAGCGACTGAAGGCGAACGGCAGGTTTGAGAGCCTCGATCAGCTCAGTCACGTTTCAGAGAACGGACTGCTTGGCGTTGATCTGCCGGTGTTGGAGAACGTGGGAAGCGACGAGCACCTATTGAGCGACCTAATGGAGATCGTTCAATGATCCTCGCGCTCGCAGCCGCCGCAGTCCTTACCGGCTCCGGGAGTGCTTACGCCTCTTGCGACGGGTCAACGACGCAGACCGCGAGCGGACAAACGGTTCGCGTTGGCTACGTCGCAGCGAACGGCCTACCGCTCGGCTCGTGGGTTGAGATGCGGCGCCCGTCGCGCGTAATGGGGCTCAGGTACTTCCGCGTGATGGACAGGGGCGGAATGGCTTTCGGAACGGATCTGGACTTCTGGACTGATGACTGCCAATGGATGAACGCTTGGGGCCGTAGGCCGGTCACGTACCGCGTTGTTCCTCGTAGTGAGCTTTACCGGGGGAAGCCGTATAAGGGCTGGAAGCTGCGGCGTGCCGCTAAGGGCGCTCGGTTGACTTGGAGCGCACGATGAAGCGCGACTGGACTGCCGCGCGGGCGAAGTGTGACGCCGAAGGCCGCTGTCGGTACTGCCGCGTCGCAGGGCCGTTGGAGGCCGCGCACATCATTAGCCGCTCAATCAAGGGCCACGACAATCAGATGGCGGATAGCTGCATACCCCTTTGCCCGTCCTGCCATCGCCAGCAGCACCACGACCGAGCCTCAATGAAGCTACTCAGCCGGGGCTTCTTGACCGCAGAAGAGCAGGCCGCAGCGGTCTTGGCGGCGGGCTCAATCTTTCAGGCGGTCGAACTTATAGATGGCAGAGGCTCGTCCAAATCACTAGACACGGGAGAAAAGTAATGACAGCACGAATCGAGAAGGCCGCCGAAGGCTACTGGCAGACAATCAAGCGAAACACCGACACCGGGGATGAAATCTCCGTCGATTACATCGGGGATGATCACGCTCGCGGCGGCGTATGCGTCTCCCTGCTGCTCGCACTATCGGGCGGCGACACGGTTTGGCTTCCGCCGGACAGGGCCGAGCGATTGGGCGAAGAACTGATCGCGGCTGCGAAGCGCGCGCGGGAGCTTGTATGAGCCGCAAGTGCTGGGCCGTCAGAGACAACGCGGGAGCGACCGTTGAGATTGAGTGGGTAGAGGGCGGCGCGTTGCTGCGTTCTTACACGGGCGACGAGTTGGAGGACGGGACACTGAGCCCTCCGTTCGCCCGCTTTACAAATAGCCAAAGCCGCTGGCTTGCTGAGTGCTTGCTAAAGGCCGCGGGAATCCGTTACACGCTTGGAGATAAAAAATGAGTGAACTTGTTGAGGTTGTAAATGGGATTGTTGTTGACGCTCGACCACTGGCTGAAATCAGCGCGGAGATTCACGCTGCTGAGGGGGCTGAGGTTGGCGGCTTTGTTCGGGTTGGAATGTTGCTGCGGGAAGTTCAGCAGTCAAAGGCTTACGTTGGGGAGTTTGGCACGTTTGAGGACTACATTGAGGCAGAGTTTGGCCTTGGATGGCGACAGGCTTACTATCAAATGGACGCCGCCGAACTAGCGGTTGAACTTGCACCATTGGTGCAGGTTCCTAGTACTCGCGTTCTGCGGGAGTTTGCCTCGGTGCAGAACCAGAAGGGACTAAAAGCAGCGGCTAGCGCGTTCGCGGAGGTTTATCAGCAATACGAGCGCGAGCGCGAACGCAACCCGAAACTGAGACTGACCGCGAAGTATGCGCGAACAGCACTCATCCAGCTACGGCTAAAGCCAGGGCCAGCAAATGGGGGGCCATCGAACCGGGGAATCCAAGCGGGCTTCATCTTTGACTCGTACAAGCGCAACAGCGGCCAGCTTGTTAGGTGGATTGAGTCAGAGGTCAACGACAATCCGCCAAGCGTTGAGCTCCGCAAAATGATGGCGCGCCAAGCTGATCTTCTTCAGGCGGCGGCTGATGCTTGCCGCGCCATAGCGGACGGCGGGAAGCCAAACCACGAGGCAATCGGGGCGGCGATCCAGCGCAGCGACGACAAGCTGAAGGGCTTTGACGAGCCGCTTCAGCTAGCCGCGTGATCTCCTCTACCCGTAAGGAAATAAGAATGGTGGGACTAACGCGATGCCGCGACCGCTGCGTAGAAGCACTCGCAACCGGAACGTGCAACTGCAAGACCTACTGCCGGGCAACTGGAGAACTCGGCCACCTTAGATTCCGCCGAACCTACACAGACGGCACCGGCCGCGTCACCGCCGTAACCGGACAGATAGGAACCGCACACGGAAGAGAAATAGCGGCCTGGACTGATCTTGCTGACAAGTGGAACCTAGAGCTGACAATACGCGGCTACTCACGAGTCGCGGATCACAAGTTCGAGGTCGAGTTTCGCCGGCGGGAGGAATCGTGACTATTGAGGAGCGCCTACGAGCGCGTGGCATTGAGCCGACCAAAGAAGCCGTCGCTGCGTACCACGTAGCGCAGCGGATAGCCGACAACATCATCGCGGATCTAAACGCCGAGAACTTGAAGATGCATCGCTTGGAGTTTATGGGCGAGGACTGGAACGGCTTCAAGGGCAAAGAGAACAAGCCGTGACGCTAGAGGACAAACTTCGCGCCGCAGGAATCACGCCGACGATCGACGCCTGCGCCGCCTACCGCCTCGCGCTCGCAGACAAGTCCGCAAATGGCGACAATGCCCGTCCGCTACCGATCACAGTGTGGCAACCTAAGAAGCGATGAAGCTTGACCGCGCCATAGACCTCTTCATCTCCGACTGGCGCAGCTACGGACGGATCAACTCACCGCACACCGAGAGCGCCTACCGCCGGAAGCTAGAAGTCCTCGGTGAAGTATCGAACCGCCGGCCGGTGGAGAAGCTAGGCAAGGCCGATGTCAAAGAGGCGCTTCGGTCGTGGCCTAATCCAAACTCTGCGCTTCAGGCTCATTCCGTCTATACCGCGTTCTTTGATTGGTGCCTAGAGGAAGACATAAGGAAGACAAACCCTGCTCGGATGGTTCACCGGCCTAAGAAGAAGCAGGCGATCATCACGCGGCTAACGCGGGCCGAAACGCAGCAGCTCCTAGAGTGGTCGATCACGGCGCCGCCGACCTACCGCTGGACGCTCTACCTCGGCGTCTGCGCTGGACTACGCAATCAAGAGCTCTGCCTGCTAGAGAAACGCGACTTAGAGCGTCCGGGGTTTATTCACATTCGCCAGGCGGCAGGGAAGGGGCAGAAGGAGCGGATCATCCCCGTCATCAGAGACTTGGAGCCGATCATTGACGAGATCCTTCAGGTCGGCCAGCCGGACGGAACGCTTCTCCGGGGCCGCGTTCAGGTTATGCCGCAGCGGAGCCTAGAGATGCGCGACAAAGCCTCCCCGATGAGCAGGGGCGGGATGTATAAGCTCGTTCAGCGCTCAGGTGAGCGCGCGGGCCTTCACGTACCGATCACGCCGCACACACTCCGACACGCCTTTGGAGACTTCGTAGCGAAGTACGCAGGATTACGAGTAGCGCAAGCCCTACTCGGTCACGCTTCGGTCGAGACGACCGCGGGAACGTATGTAGACCGCGTAGGGCTAGACGAGATGACCGTCGCTATGAGCGGCTTCTCAATCTGGCAGGGGGTATCACTTGACAATCAACCGAATGAGCGAGGAGCTGGCAATAATGCGCGATAATGTAGATTTTCGGGACTCGACGAAGGAATGGGACGACAGCCTCATAATGGGCCTCAGAAGGGGACTCCCGGAGCACAGCGGCGACGCTGAGGGAATCCTTGTTTCACTAGCCGGAGCGAAGGTGATACTGACGCTTGAAGACGGCGAGATGCTAGAGCTCGACCGCGTTGAGCTGATGGCGGCGCTGCAGCCGCCGCTTCGGGTAGCGGCGTGAGCTGGGCGAAGCTGGACGACCGCTTCCACTCCAACCCGAAGGTGAGTAGGGTTTGGCACACCTGCCCTTCGGCTATAGGGCTCTACGTTATGAGCATTACGCACTGCTCGCAGCACGAGACTGACGGCAGGATTGACGAGTACTTCATCGTCGGCTTAGTGCCGGATCAGATGGCGCGTAAGGTGATTATTGACGCTCTAGTTGACGCGGGGCTTTGGATTACGATTGAGGCCGGCGCGTATCAGATCCCGGACTATCTCGACTTCAATCCGAGCCACGCCGAGCAGGAAAAGCGCCGCAAGACTGAAAAGGCTCGTAAGGCTAAGGGCCGGAAAACTCAGGCTCAAACGAAAGATTCTGTCCGCGATCTGTCCGCGCGGACACTTTGCGCGCCGGGACAGCCGGACAACTTGCGCGCGGGGTCGGAGTTGTCCGGGCGTCCCGACCCGACCCGACCCGACCCGCTAGAGGGTTCTTACGCTTCAGAGGGTTCTTTCCTTGAAAGCGCTGGCGGCTCATACCTAGCGGGAAAGACAATCGAGGCATCTAGGGGGATGACTGGATGAGCTACCGCGAACTTCAAGAGCAGGGTAGGGTCGAACTAGAGCGATCAAAGGATCAGCGGTCACGTTCAATCTTCGACAGCGTTGAGGACTTCATCGCCTCGCGGCGAGAGTTCGACGATCTACCTGCCGGAGATCCGCACCTTCGGAACGCCGTCCTTTATTGCCGCCGTGAAGGGCTACCTATCGGCGCCGTCCTAACCGTCCGCAAGCAGATGGTGGCGAGATGGATCTAACAGCGGAGCCGGAATACCTGAAGCTCGTCAACCTCCTACACCGCCTAGAGCTAAAGAGCCACACTTCCGCTCTCGTGATTGACGCTGACCGTGTATCGGGTGGAAGTGGGACGACAGGCAACCGACCGCCAGGCGGGGCCGAGCGCAAGGACGACCGCGAGCCGGAGTATTGGCTTCGGTCTGTGACTCATTACCGCCGGCGCCTAAAGGGAGCCCGCAGCGTCAAGGCCGTAATGCTCATCACCGCTGACGTTGAGCGAACCTTGAAGGCGTGGGAGAAGGCGCCGGTTCCATCTGCTCCGTTGCCGGGGTCGCCGTTCTTCCGTCGCTACATCGTGGAGAGCGATAAGACAGTTGGCGAGCTCGCAAGATTGACCGGGGTGAGTAGGCAGTACCTACACCGGCTAAGGGCGGCATAGGTTCCGTCCGATCAGTTTGTCAACCTAGCCGTATCGTCGCACTCGTGCGCGATGAGCTACCGCAGACCAAAGATCCTCGGCGCCTAACCACCACGAGGCGCGATAGCTGAAACGTAAGGGAGGCAGCCGTGACCATCGTCTGCCACAAGTACGCGAACGGCTGCGTCTGCCCGGATTGCCGAGTCACGATCAACCAGATCAACGCTCACCGGCAAGCAGGCCGCAACCCGTTCACACCAGACGGCAAGATCAAACCACTACGAGCCAAGCCAAAGCCACAGCCCTGGGATCTCGCCGCATAGGAGGAACCAATGCTCATCGACGTAGACCTCGGCAATCGTCAAGTCTTCGTCAAGGGCCACAGGCTCCATCACGGCCTAGTGGGAGCAGTAGCAATCCTCGCCGGCGCTGTCCTCGCAGTTCACGACCGACACGACCTTCACCGCTGGATACCAGACGCGCGCATAAAGCGGCCAACCTCTCAATCGAAGGGCCGAGAATGAGCGAGCCGATCTGGAAGATGACCGATGAAGGTTTCGCCGTCACGTTCATACCCGTCTCGGATGATGACGGACGCAATCACATCGCCATCGCAGTAGGCACACCGACACCGCGCGTCCTAGTCAGCCTGCTATCGAGCGAGGCTAAAGAGCGGGCGACAGCGCACATTGCTTTAGCGATGGTGGCGCACGACAACTTGGAAGCTAAGGGATTGACGTTTAGGAGTGGATGATGGCGAAGATGCATCCGGCGACCCGCGAGAAGCGGATCAACTACTTGGCAGATCAGTGGAAGGACGATCTCTTCTCGGAGCTGCTGCTGCGGGGTAGGGACATTGAGGAAGCAGCCCTGGCGCTGAAGATTGACCAAACAGACGGGATTGTCTACTTCGTCCAGTGTGGAGATGGTGGCCCGATCAAGTTAGGTCACACGCGCCACGACATCAATAAGCGACTAGCTGCGCTCCAAACAGCTAACCCGTTCCTACTTACAGCACGACGCACTATCCCCGGATCGCGGAGGCTGGAGTCAATGCTTCACAAGCACTTCGCCCGCGACATCATCCTCGGAGAATGGTTCGTCGCAACCGAAGAGCTAGCAGCGATGTGTGGGGGAACGCCGACACCGGCTGAGTTCCTAGCTGGAGGAGTTTCTAATGCGTAAGAGCGATACAGATGTGACACCTAAAGGAGTGCAAGGCAAGCAGCGCAAGTGGAAGCCTGACTTCATCGCTGCGCTCTCAGAGGCCGGAACGGTCACGGAGGCTTGCCGCAAGTCTGGCGTATCGCGTACTACCGCCTATCGCGCTCGTCAGCAGGATGAAGCCTTCGCGCTTCAGTGGGCGGACGTTGAGGAAGAGGGAACCGAGCTACTGGAGAAGGTCGCCGTTCAGCGCGCAGTTGACGGCTCGGACACTCTGATGATCTTCCTACTGAAGAGTCGCCGTCCGCAGAAGTACCGGGAGAACGTGAAGATCGAACACGGCGGCGAGATCCGCACCGACCTTGACGAGCTAACTAGGGATCAACTTCGTGAGCGCGCTCGCGTCCTCCTCGGAGAGTGAGCTTCAGGCAGTAGTCGAAGCGCTTGATCGCAAGGACTGTCAAGCCTCTTCCGCTGACTTCATCGAGCGTCACTGCTTCATCGAGGAGCCGGACGGAACCGCCATCCCGTTCAAGCTCTGGCCCTTTCAGCGCGACGTTGTAGTTGCGCTAGAGGCAGGCGAGCCGGTGATCGTCCTGAAAGCTAGGCGGCTCGGCCTTAGCTGGCTAGTCCTTTGCTTCGCACTCTGGCTCGCCATCTTCAATCAGGGAACCCGCATCCTCGTCCTCTGTAAGACCGAGGGCGACGCGACCGAGCTGCTCGACCGTATCCGCCGCACTCTTGAACGTATCCGATCAGATCCAGCAAGCCAGCACATCCTCTCCCGCCTGGAGCGTCCAGCGAAAGAGCGCGACGCGGTAAAGACTTTGGACGTTGGAGCCTCGACTATTCGAGCTCTCGTTGGAACGCCGGCAGCGGCCCGCTCTGAGACAGCAGGGCTCGTGATCGCTGACGAGTTCGCCTTCCAGTCACGGGCTGATGAAATCTGGCGAGCCTTGACGCCGACCATCGACGGCGGCGGCAAGCTCGCAGTCGTCTCAACCGGCAACGGCCCGGACATCGGCGGCGGAACCGGCGCAGAGTTCGCGTCGCAGTGGAACCGAGCAGTCAGCGGCGAGTCCACGTTGACGCCGTTCTTCTTCTCGTGGGACTCGCGGCCTGACCGCGATGAGGCGTGGCACAAGCGAACGCTCGCAATGCTTGGCGACATCGAGCGCTTCAAGACTGAGTACCCGTCAAAGCCCGCCGACGCTTTCACTAGCCCGGACACCGACCTTGTCTACGATCAGACACACCTAGCCGCAGCAGTAGCGCTCGGCAAGCAGTACGACGAAGGCGACGCACCGTCCGGCCCGCTATGGCTTGGCATTGACTGGGGCGTAAACACTCACGCCTTACTTGCCTACCGCACCGCAGGCGGCGGCCTCTACGTCTTCGCTGAAGTGTTCGACAACGGGCGCGACCTGGCAGTGACCACCGCCGCAATCCTTAGAGCGATAGCCGACACCGGGCAGCGCGCAGAGTACGAACGCTTCGACGCAGCCGAGCCGGTGATTCATACCGAGTTCCGCCGGCAGTTCAAGACCGCGACCGGCTACAACCCGCGCTGGGGCTCAATCCCTTTCAACAAATACAAAGAGCTGGCCGTGAAGTACGCGACCTACCTAATGCGCCGCAGTCACTCGCAGGAGCCGTCCGCAGTCCTCGCCATCAGTCCTAAAGGCTGCCCGGAGCTAATCCGGCAGATGGGCCGCCTAGAGCGAACCGCTGACGGGAAGGTAATGAAGGGTGACGATCACGGCGCCGACGCGCTGCTCACCTTGACCGCCGAGCCGGGCGAGCAGTTCGCCAACGTAACCGTCACCGACTAGGAGCTTCCTATCCCTAACTTCGCATACGCGCTCCTAAGCGAGCTAGACGCATCACCCGCCTGGCCGCTGAAGCGTGAACGTCACGCCATCGCAAGGGTTCAGCGCCGCCGCGCGTTCTACGAGCAGGACGAGGCCGTGATCCGTTCGCTAGCCAACTGGGACATCCGCAGCCAAACCCTCTTCGTAGGTGACTCGCCTCGTCAGTACATCATCGACCCTTTGGCTTCCCGCATCGCAGAGGGCTACGGCGACTTCCTCTTCGGAGAGGACGTAGAGATCGAACCGGCAGCCCTTGACGGGGTTGAGGCCGCTAACGATCACGCCTTCCTAGAGAGCATCGTTGACGAGAACCACCTAGAAGCCGAGCTATGGACAGCCGAGACGCGCTGCATCAGCGAGGGCGAGGTCTGGTGGCACGTGTACGTCGACCGTGAAGTGGCAGACGTTCCGCTCGTGGAGTGGGTCAGCCGCACGAGCGTCACTCCGCTTTACCGAGGGAACCGTCTTCTAGCTTGCGCTTTCGTCACCTGCGTAGCTGAAACAGACGACACCTACTACCGCCTCGCTGAGATCCACGCGGACGGGATCGTAGTCAACGTGCTTTACATCGGCACCGTCGACAAGCTCGGCAGGCGCGTAGAGCTAACGGCCCTACCTTTGACTGAGAGCCTTCTGCCCGAATGGCTGACCGGCCTGCCGATGCTCGCCGGCGTGGTCAAGAACGGCTTCAACATCCGAGGCAACCTCGGCTTTAGCGAGTACGACCGCATCGAAAGCCTTCTCCTGGAGCTGAACGAGGCGCGCACTATCGGCTCAGAGAACGCAAGGCTGACCGCGAAGAAGCGCCTCTTTGCCAACTCGTCAATCCTCGCAACCGACAGCTCCGGCGGGAACGCCTTCCCCGTTGGCGAGGACATCATCTTGACCGACTCAGGCGGCGGGCCTATCGGCGGCGGCTCAGACAAGCCTCCAGTGACCGCAGTGGAATACAGCTTTGACGCTCTGCCGCTGATCGCTCACACGCAGGAGGTTGAGCGGACAATCCTTAGCCGCGTTGGACTCGTGCCGCAGTTCATCGGGACGGACGTTCAAGGTTCAAGCGACAGCGGGACAGCGCTCCGGCTGCGCTTCCTGCCAACCGTGAACGCAGCTCGCGCCAAGTCGCGCGAGTGGGAGTCAAAGCTGCCGTTGATAATGATGCTGGCGATGCTCGTCGATCAGATGCCGCTAGAGATGGGCGGCTTCGGACGCGAATACTTCACCGCAGGGCTCCGGCCATCCGTCAAGCTCGGCTCGGTTCTACCGACCGATGACGCCGAGCTGGTTCGCAACACTTCGCTAGCCGTCAGCTCGGAGATTATGAGCCGCGAGACAGCGATCAGCGAGCAGCATCCAGAGTGGGATCAGCAGGCCGTTCTCGAAGAGATCGACCGAATCCAAATAGACCTTTCCGGCGCGCCCGTAGTTCTGCCGCCGGCAGTGCAGTAAGTCAAATCCACCGAAGCCCGCTAGGTGCTCGCGTCGCTGCGAGTCATAAAACGCGCGGGACTGAAAGGACGTACCTATGTCTGATGACGTAGCAGTAGAAGAGGCCGTCGAAGAGACGGTAGAAGCGGTTGAAGAGGTCGTAGAGACTCCTGAAACCGTGACTATGAGCAAAGCTGAAGCTGACGCACTGCGCCGCGAAGTAGCGGAGCAGCGCAAGACAGCTAAGAAGCTCGCAAGCGCCGCAGAAGTAGCGGAGCGCAAGCGCCTAGAGGAAGAGGGGCAGTATCAAACCCTCGCTTCCCAGGCGGAAGATCGCGCCACCGTTGCAGAGGCCCGCGCCAAAGAGCTAGAGCAGCGCCAGCTCATCTCGCAGGTAGCATCGCGTCTGAAGTTCCGCGACTCCGCAGATGCCGTCGCGCATCTGAAGGATCGAGGCATTGAAGCCGATGATGAGGCAAGCGTAGAGAACGCACTAGCTGCGCTCGCTACCGAGAAGTCGTATCTGATCGAGCAGTCCATCCCTACAAGGACGGGCGGCTCAGTCACCTCGGACGCGCCTCAGACCGTGACCATCGAAGCGCTCCGGGGAATGACCCCGGCTCAGGTCTCGGCGCTCGACCCGGCGGAAGTTCACCGGGCGCTCTCCGGCTCATAACGAGCCTTCAATCCCTAAACCTAAAGGAGTCCTAGCTAATGGCTTTGACTAACTTCATCCCGGCTGTATGGTCGGCTTCGCTACTGACGAATCTCCAGAAGAGCCTCGTCTTTGGCAACCTCGCAAACCGTGACTACGAAGGCGAAGTCGCCGGCGCAGGTTCGACGGTCAACATCAACGCAATCGGCGCAGTGACGGTCGGCTCATACACGAAGAGCACCGACCACAGCGTGCCGGAAACTCTGACTTCAACTCAGAGCATCCTCGCCATCGACCAGCAGAAGTTCTTCAACTTCTTGATTGACGATGTAGACAAGGCTCAGACGGTTCCGAAGGTAATGGAAGCGGCTATGGCCGAAGCTGGATACGCGCTCGCCAACGATGTAGATAGCTACATCTCTGGCCTTCACGCCTCCGCCTCGTCCTCAAACCTCGTCGGCTCAACGGCTACGCCTACCGCTCTCACGAGCGCTAACGCTTACGAGTCGCTGGTCACGCTGTCGAAGCTGCTCTCGATCAGCAACGCAAGCAAGCAAGATCGCTGGATCGCGCTTCCGCCGCAGTGGATCGCTCTACTGCTAGCTGACAGCCGCTTCGTAGCGTCTGGCGCTCCTGAAGGTGACGCTCGCCTCGTGAACGGCCTTGTCGGTCGCGCTGCTGGCTTCAACATCTACGAGACGAACAACACGACCATCGTCTCGTCCACGAAGTACAAGGTGCTCGCCGGTACGTCACAGGCAATCACCTACGCAAATCAGGTTGATTCGGTAGTCGCCTACCGTCCTGAGCTGCGCTTCGCAGATGCCGTCAAGGGTCTGCACATCTACGGCGCGAAGGTAGTCCGGCCAGAGTGCCTGGCTTGCGCCACCGTCACCTTCTAAAGAAGGTTTCAGCGACGCTCCGGCGCTACTCAGTTGAGTAGCTAGGGCTAGGCAGGGTTCGACTCCCTGCCGTCGCTTCAGTTTGTGGACACCTACGGCCACAACTTGCATCGCTAAACGAGGAGAATCCTTTGCCGATCACCGTCTACTACTCCGCCGCCGCGACTTTGCGCGACGAGCTGGGCGTATCCTCAGTGGTTCTAACCGATGACGCCGCGAACCGTCTGATCCGCAAGGCCGAAGGTGAGATCGACCGGCTAATCGGGGTCAGGCCGACCGATGACACGACAGGCCGCAAGGTCGTACAGGCTGACGTTGACGCTTGGCAGTGGACGAAGCTCGGCAGGGCTACGACCGTAATCGCGGCAGCTATCTACTCCAACGCGGAAGGAATCGACCTACCGCAGTGGGAGCGCGTCAAGGGGCCGGACTTTGAGTTTCAAGGCCCGAACAGCTCGACGAGCCGCGAAGCCCTCAACGAGCTAGATCAGAGCGGCCTACGTCGCTTGACCGGCTCCGCTCACGGCAGGGTGCCAGGACGCTTCGATTCATTCCTACAAGCTACGAGACACGGGGGGCCATAAGTGGCTGACAACGTAAGCATAAATGCGAGCTCAGGGACAGCCAACGTCAGCACCGATGACGTAGGCGGAGTGCAGTTTCAGAACGTCAAGCTAGACATTGGCGGCAACGGCCTAAGCGTCCCGCTCTCCTCAACTAACCCGCTGCCAGTCACCGCTTCGGTTATCAACGCTTCGATCACCGATGGGCGAACGGTAGTCACGACCGCCGGCACGCGCGTCGCCCTAGCCTCCTCAACGGTCGTCAAGGAAGTAGTCATCACCGCCGAGACAGACAACACCGGCATCGTGGTCGTCGGCGGCTCAACCTGCGTCGCTGCTCTTGCTACTCGGCGCGGTATCCCGCTGAACGCTGGCGACTCGGTGAGCTTTCAGATCACAAACCTAAACGCGATCAGCATTGACTCTACGGTCAGCACTGATGGCGTGACTTACGTGGCGTTCTCCTAATGGCTAGCGTATCGAGGGTTGCTAACGAATACACGGTTTTGGGTGTTCACACGCTCACAACGGCGTTTACTACTTCGGCAACGCATACGACTTATCAGGATGAGGGTTTGACGTTGAGCGTTACTTATTTACCTTCACGTATTCTGCGTGTGTCGTTCAATCTCAATCCATTTTGTTCGGGGGGGGTGCAAGCTATGGCGTTTCAAGTGTTGCGTGGCGCAACGTCAACGCGCGAGTTTTTTATCAACCCTGTTGCGTTGTCAGCCGCCGGCGTGACTTACGTCGGTCTGTCACATACGTTTAATGGGCCTGCGACGGGCGCAACCGAAACCTTCAAACTGCAAATCAAGGCGGGCGATGCAAACACTGCTGTTCAGTCGTATGGGGCCGCGACCATACCGCGGCAGCTTATCGTTGAAGACTTGGGACCACAATAAGGGGGCATTGAATGGCATCTGTTACTAGGAATCCACGACCACTATTCGTTACGACACTGCCACCGGCAGCTGACGGAATGGAAGTCTATTACCGCGCTGACTCAACTAACGGCGTTATCTGGCATCTACGTGCTCGCTCGGTGGCTAATGGTGGCTCCGCTACGTACCCCTGGGAGTTCGTCGGGGGGGGGGCTTTAGCTACTGATTCACTCAGTCAGATTGCCGCGACTGCGGCTTACTCAGTAGCTAATGCTTGGGTGAGTATTGGGGCTGCGGTTTCGGATACGGCACCGCTCGCCGGCGAATACCGCTGCGACGCTACGGCAACGGTTTACAATCGCTCAACAGGCATACGGCACCGCTCGCCGGCGAATACCGCTGCGACGCTACGGCAACGGTTTACAATCGCTCAACAGGCACCGGCTCAATCGGTGTTGCTAATCCGACGACACCAGCGTTTCAAACAAGCTATACAAGCAGCGGCGATCAATTCGGCGTACACAGCATTTCGCAAACCCTTACGGCAACCGCCGCCGCCGTCTTGACGCTCAAGTTTGCTTTCACGGCAACTAGCGACATCAACTTCTATCGTGCGAGCACATCAGTCAGCATCACACCTATAAGGGTTGGCTAAGAAGGAGGCAGTATGAGTTTGCTACTGCTACTCCAACACGCAGACAAGGGGAAACCGTGACTAACGCAACGCTAACCACGATCACGGTTCCCGGCTCAGTAGATGCTTACGGCGACCCAGCCTCCAACACCTCAGCGTGGACAGGCGCAGTGAAGGGCTACTTGAAGCGGCCTCGTATTGAGCAAACCGGCGGCGACCTAGAGGCAGATCGCAAGTCCGACACCTTCGTAGCTAACGCAAGCAGCGCCCGCACCTTGATCGCCGCAGTCGTCGCCGGCGCCGACGCGCAGGCCGCGACCGTAACGATCATCGACCGCAGGCAAGCAGTCCCCGTCACAAACACTTACCGCGTCAAGGGGCTGGAGCTGATCGCCGCCGGAACGGTCGCAGATAGCGTCCGGCTAGTCCTTCGCCGCGAAGAGCCGTAGATGGCAAAGCGCGAGCCGTTCCCTCACGACGATCTCGTGGAGGAGATGGCGCGAACCTTCCGTGACGTTCAGCGCACTCTCGCCGCGCAGATCCAGTCAGCAATCGCGCAGGGCCGCCTAGAGTACGCCGCCGAGCGCCGGATGCAGTACGCCGCAGTCCTGGCGACGCTCGACCGGCTCGGAGCGCAGACCGACCAGCAGGCTCGCAAGGTTGTCGCCGATGCTTTCAAGGAAGGCGCAGGCAAGACCGGGGCTCAGATCAGCCAGCAGGCAGGCTTCGCCGTCTCGGTTCCGTTCAGCTTCACCGGGGTTCAGCAGGACGCTATCGAAGCGCTCCAAAGGGAAGTAGTCGACAGTCTTGGAATCAGCCGCCGAACGGTTGGCCGCAGCGTCGAAGACCTCTACGCGAAGGCTGGCCGCAGGGCGACCGTTAGAGCGCTTCTAGGCGCTGATGGTAGTCCGCAGATAGCAGCGCGTCGGCTCAAAGCAGACCTGCTTAGAGAGCCCTACGTGAAGCGGCTGATTGAGAAGGGCGGAACCGGGTTCACCGACCGCGCCGGCAAGAAGTGGAGCCTCCAAAGCTACTCAGAGATGGTCGTCCGCACTACGACCCGCAAAGCAGTCGTCGAAGGTCAGATAGCGAAGATGGCGAGCCTCGGCGTGAACCTCGCAAGGGTCAGCACTCACGCCTCAGCTTGCGCGATCTGCGTACCAAAGCAGGGGCGCCTAGTCAGCCTTGACGGATCGACAAGCGACTACAACGGCGAAGCGGTCGCGGATCTCTCGTCGGTAGGTGCGCCGCCGTATCATCCGAACTGCCGTCACACTTTGCAGCCGGTCGTCGCGGACATCGAAGCGCTTCGTCAAGAGATGGGAGTCACCGTTGCCTGAAGTCCGATACGTGGGCCTCGCCTTTCTTCACTCTCGCGGCGTTGAAGCCGTAGCGCAAGCAGTCGGCAAGGCCGCGCTGGATCTTGAAGGCCGCGCGCAGGCCGTGACTCCAGTTGACACCGGCACACTAAAGGCTTCGATCCACGTTGAAGGGCCGGAGGTTCGCGGCAACGAGGCAACCGCCAAAGTCTCAACCGGCGGCGAGTCTTCCGAGTACGCGATCTACGTTCACGAAGGCACGAGCCGGATGGCGGCCAGTAAGTTCATCGAGCGACCGCTGCTCTCAATGATCCCCGTCTACCAGCGATACATTGAAGACGCAGGAAGGCAGGCGTTCTAATGCCCTACCACATCATCGAAGAGCTTCAGACCTACCTCATCGCGCAGGGCGTAGGGCAATCACCGTCAGCGACACCTTCGGCCACTATCCCTTCTATCTGGATTCAGCCGCGAGACGGCGCCCGTCTCCCCGGCAAGATGCGAGCAGCGTTCACCGCCGCTCAGTCAAAGGTTGAGACAACTACCGTCACTCTGATAGATACGCAGACCGGCTCACCGATGAACGGCGCGCTAGAGGCATACCTAGACGAGTCCTTCATCGACATCATCGTTCGCTGCAAGACCGCAGCTCCGGGGAAGCTCGTTCACCGCACTATCCGAGGGCTACTAACTCCAATAGGCGACTTGAACGGCAAGCACAACTGGACGATGGGCAGCGTCACCGTTCAATACTCAACCGCCTGGAGAGCCGAGCAGCCGCTACCAGCTGACCCGGACTCAGACGTACAGACTTATGACCGCGTAGCGAGTTATCGCTTCGGGGTTCGCCGTACCGCACTCGCATAACTCCCGCTAGCCGAACGGTCGGCCAGCGGTCACCCATCCCTCGATCAAGGAGATCGCGTTGTCACGTTTCCTAAAGCTGCCCGATTCTGTCGGAGTTAGCCCGAAGTATGTAATCAAGGACGGCGTAGAGGTAGAGAATCCTCGCGCCGGCGAACTAGAGCCACTGAGCAGCATCGGCGTACCTATCGCCATTCCCGTAATGAACGGCAAAGAGGTTGTCGAGCAGAGCAGCACCTACCACATTGAGCCCGCCGCAAAGCTCGGCAAGGGCGAGTGGGCGCGCATCGTTCCTGGCACTCGGAGCGTTGAGGTTGACCACGTAGGACTAGCAAATGTTCTTATCCAACAGGCCGGTTACGTGGAAGATCCCGCGTCTGGTAAATCAACGACCCCGGAGGTCAAGTAACTATGGCGACAGTCATTGAGAGCGGTATCGGCACAATCAACTACGGTCGCCAGTCAGCGAAAGGCACCATCGCTACTGCCGCGACAACTACGGTCGGCTACGACCAGCCAAAGTGGGCTGGCGGCAACCTCAGCCCGAACAAGAAACTCGGCAACGCTGAGTTTATCGACGGTTCACGCTTCGGCTCGCCGTCGACGTACACCGACTCGGTAGGCGGAGAAGTCGGCTCACTGAGCCTTCAGCTCCAGCCAGAGAACGCGGGCCTTTACAGCGCCGCGATTCTCGGAGTCGACACCGTTACCGGCGCGTCTGATCCTTATACCCATACGATTACCAGCGCTGGAACGAGCGGCCACTGGGCTACCTGGTGGCAGAAGGTCGGCTCCGCAGTAGGGCCAGAACGCGAGTACTTTATGGACTCCAAGATCGCCAAGCTCGCTCTGAGCTCGACGTTCGCTGACAAGGTTCTCAAAGCCGACATCGACATTCAATCGCTGACAGCCGCGACAACCTACGCGACCGACGCTGCTAAGACGCAGAACACATCAGACCCGTACTTCCACACGGAAGCGACCGGCAGCTTTAGCGTTGACTCGCTCGTAATCAACGAGGTCACGGAAGCGATGCTGGAAGTCGATACGATGATGAAGCCGTTCTACGGTGACAGCATCGCTCCACTACAGCTAATCGAAGGCAAGGGGCTAATCACGAACAGCGTCAAGAGCATTGTCACCGACGACACTCTCGGCAAGTTCCGTAAGGCTGTCTACAACTCGGCGGCTCCTTCGTCCAGTACGGCAGTCAACGCGACAGTGTTCTACGCCGCGATGACGCAGACGTACACTCGCTCGGCAACCAAGACGCTGACGATCACCTGCCCTCGCGTTGCGATTGACCCGGCGACGATGGACGTTGCTCCGAAGCCCGAAGGTGGAGAGATCGAACTGACTCTCGGCGGAACAGCGCTGAAGAACGGCGGGACCGCAGCTCTCACCATCGTCGCTCTCTCAGCCGACGCAACCACCTACGCCTAATGGCAGCGCCGAACGGCGCTTCTAAGGCGGGGGCGCAGAACACGAAGATCACAGTCGCAAGGTTCGAGTCCGCGATGCTGCTCCTAGAGGAGCTAGTCGCGGAGAACACCGACCTATTCATTGGCAAGATCCACGAGTACCGCGAGAAGCATCGCGCGGGAACGGATCGCGCCTTGTCGCCGGAAGAAGCAGCACAAGTCGCTGCCGCGCTCTCAGTCGCTATGACTGAGGGGCGCGACCCGGTACAAGTCGCCGCTGACGTTCAGGCTTCAGACCTACGCGCCTACGATCAGCCGGGGCAGACCGAAATCCTTGTAGCCGCAGGCGTGAGTACCGCGCCGGCGTTTATCAAGGCCGCTCTCCGCCTAGTCGCTCTCCTGGAGCTACCGGAAGATGAGTTTGAGGCTGCCTACGACGCTGAAACCCTCCCTGCTGCCATTGACGGCGGCGTGAAAGAACTACGCAAGCTCGACCTAGCTGAAGCCCGCACACGCGCTAAGAGCGCGTTGGAGCTGCTAGCTGAGAAGAGCGGGGCAGAGTCGGGGGAAGGACTGCGCTCTCTAGTCCAAGTGGTCTGGAGGGCGCTAAATCAGGCAGTTCAGATGGGGCCGGGCGAAAGCTCGGCCTTGTCGTCGTTGACGGGCTGGGACGAGCCTACGGCTGGAGCCGAAGAGACTGTCTTCACGGCCTCCCTATAGCCGAAGCTCTGAGCCTCTGGCATTGGTTGGCGAGTACGAGCGCGGCCAGCAGCAGTTCCAAGCGGCGCTTCACGGCGTTGAGCTAAACGATGACGGCAGAGGTGGCAGCACTTCAGGAATGAAGGGTTTCCACGAAAAGATCAAGCAGCGATGGAAGAGGTGAACCGATGGCTCTAGATGCTGGCTCTGTATTCGCCGTTCTCGGCGGCAAGTTCAACCCTGCCGGGTTTGCTCAGTTTGACGCTGCGATGAAGAAGAGCACCGCTTCCGCTGCTGCTGCTGAGAAATCGCACAATCGAACCGCTGGCGCTATGACGGCGATGGGCGCTGCCGCTAAGACCGGCGCTGCCGTTGGCGTTGTCGCGCTCGGCTACGCGCTTGTTGAGAGCGTGAAGAGCGCCGCGACGTTTGAAAAGAAGATGAGCGAGCTCCAAGCCGTTACAAAGGCAAACACGGCAACGATGAAGACGATGAGCAAAGCCGCGCTTGACCTCGGCACGAAGACCGGCGTGGGCGCAACCGAAGCCGCCGGAGCATTGACCGAACTGGCAAAGGGCGGCCTTGACGCTAACACTTCAATCTCGGCGCTAAAAGCAACGATTGACCTCGCGCAAGCTGGGCCGATGGAGCTTGCAGACGCAGCAAACACAATGGTGAAATCGCTCAGTCTTTTCAACTTGAAAGGAACTGAGTCAAGCCACGTTGCCGACGGCCTCGCTTCGGCTGCTAGCGCGACTTCGATGGACGTGAAGGACTTCGCGCAGGCGCTAGCGCAGGGCGGCTCGGCAGCGGCGGCCGCGCAGGCTTCACCTTCGACGACACGATCAACATTATGGCTTCGATGGCGAACAAGTTCCAGTCCGGCTCGGACATGGGAACGTCGCTGAAGACAACGCTAGTCCAGATGTCTAATCCGTCTAAGAAGGCCGCAGCGGAAATGGATCGTCTTGGAATCAGCCTCTACGATGCTCATAACCAAATCAAGCCGGTCGCCAGTATCGTCTCAATGCTCGGCAATCGCTTTAAGGGGATGAGCGACAAGCAGAAACTATCGACCGCCGCGACCATCGCCGGAACGGACGGTATGAGGACGCTGCTCGCGCTTCTCGGCAGCTCCGGCAAAGACATCATCGTTCCGGGGTCGGCTGCCGATGTTGCCGCTGGGAAGATGAACAACCTCACCGGCGCGTCTGACAGGCTATCTGCTGAAATCGAAGCGCTAAAGATTGAGGCAGGGCAAGGCGTGACGCCAGCCCTTACGGATGCAACTAACGCGGTGACTAAGTTTCTCGCACAGATGCGGGAGGGCAAAGGAGCCGGAGGCGTCTTCAGCTCTATCGTTGGCATTCTTTGGGGCGTTCAGAAGGCGCTCTACTCAGTCGTGACGGGTGCCGGCACTGCCTTCATTGCGCTGCTTGAAGGTATCGCTAGGGCTGGCGCGTTCTTTGGCGTTCCGGGCGCTGAAAAGGCCGCTGACGATCTAACAAAGATGCGCCGCGAACTAGCTCAGACAACTCAGGAGCTACTTCCGTTTCAGGACGCGGCCAATAAGCCGGTGAACGTAAAGCTCGCAGCAGATAAGACTGCCGCAATCAACGCAATCAAAGACATTCAGGACAGCAAGATCGCGCCGAAGGTCGCAAAGGTTCTCGGCAATAACACCGACGCTAAGACAAAGATCGCCGCGCTAGTCGCGCTTGGTATTCCGCCAAAGCTAGCAAAGACACTTACTAACGCGGGCTCAACGCAGCGCGCCATTCAACGCCTCAAAGATGAGCTAGCGACTATCCGCAACCCTCCAGCGATCACGCTTACAATCCTAGAAGGCGGCTCGCAGCGCGCGTGGGACAAATACAGCGGCAAGCTCGGCCCCGGCGCAGCTTCAGGCGCCGGCGCTGGATACGCTCACGCCTCGGTCGTCGGTGAGGGCGGCGGGCCGGAGTGGATCGTCGACCGCTCAACCGGGAAAGCGCGCAAGGTCACGGGCGCGCAGATGGCGAACCTGAACGCGAACGAGTACGTCATCCCTACCGAGTCAAAGTATCGTCCGCAGGCTCTCAGCCTTCTCTCAATGCTTGCCGCTGATCTTGGCGTGGCCGGGTTCAAGAAGGGCAAGTCCGCACCAAAGAAGCTGACAAAGGCCGAGAAAAAAGCTCAGAAGCGCCTTTACGCGCGCGAGGACGGCAAGATTCAAGCCGCGTCGGATAGCGCAACCCTTTACGAGACGCGAATGAATACCGCTGAAACAAAGGGCGACGAGAAACTATGGGGGACTAATCACAAACTGCTAGCCGACGCGCTGAAACTTGAACTGAACAGGATTGGCTCTGCGTTGAAGTTGAAAGGAAAGTTTGCGCCAAAGGGCGCTCGTCTAACGACACTCAAACAGCATCAGGCTGAGGTTGAGGGCTTGATCGCAACTGCCGCGCTAGCAAAGTTTCCGACAGCGGAGATCGCAGCCGAGACAACCTACAGCGCGAGCGAGCAGGCGCAGCTTGACGAGTTTGGCCGCCAGATAGCGCTAGCGGAGCTCACGCCAGAAATAACCGACGATCAAGCCGCGCTCGCTGGGAAAGCATCGCTGCTCTCGTCGATCCTCTCCGGCGCGGGTAATGGCGCAGGGCGCGGCGGAGTAACGGCGGTTACGCAGATCGCAAGCGAACTAAAGAGCACGCGCGATCAGATCGCAGGACTCGCAGGTGGCACAAGCAGCGCGCCGGACATCGGCACACCGGGCATCACTCCCGACCAGCAGGCGCAGGCCGATCAAGCGGCCCGCAATCAAACTATGGCCGCGCAGTCCGCCGCCATCGACCGGCTCGTAGGGGCAACGATGGGCGGCTCGCCAACACTCGTATTCCAGAGCTACGTTCCGCCGTCACCTACTGAGGCGCGCCGCCTAGCCGACTACACCGTTGGCGGTATCGGCTATCAGGGCGCAACGCAAAGCTCTAAAGACTCGGTAGGCATCTAATGGCTGACCGCAGGAGAATCGTCACGATCAGCAGCACCGGCACCGTCACGCTCGTAAAGGACTTAGAGGACGCGACTAGCTACTTCAGCGTGAAGGACTCGTGGGAAGCTGCGCCGGGGAAGCGTAAGACCGTCTTCGCTCAGAGGACTCGCAGGTACGCGGGCGGGATTGCCGCTTCGGAGAGCCACGAGAACGGCGCCGTCAAGTGGAAGATGCTCGTCACGGGCGCAAGCGCCGATCTCGTCAACTCTAACGTCGAATCAGCCTTGAACGTGCTGGAGCGCGCGACGCTTGACACCTACCTAGAGTGGCGACCAGACGGCGCGACCTACTCCACGTACTACGAGATCAGAGGCCCGGCCGAATGGGTTCTAACCTATTCGTGGGTTCAGTACGCGGGCGCGCAGGTAATGATCGTGGACATCACAATCCCGGTCGGCCCGCTCGCTCGCGGCACGCTCGCAGAGCAAACCTTCGCTTCGACAACTCTCCCGGCGACTATCTCGCTGTCGTCGACTGTTGCGGGCTCCGCTCCAGCCTTGTGCGACGTAAAGATCAGAACCTCCGGCGGCTCGGCTGCGCCGATCTGGGCGATGATCGCTTGGCGGCAGTCGTACTCCTCAATGACCGCGCTCTCTGGCGCCGTAACTCCGTTTGGACAGATCGAGGCAGAAACCGGGACGCTCTCAACGTGGGCGAGCTTCAGCGGCGACGCAACCTTCTCTGGCAGCTCTGGAGTTAGGACAACCTCCACTACAACAGCTAACTCAGCTTCCGCATCATTCCCCGTCGACCCTTCGCTAATGCAGCCGGACGAGTTCACGATGAGCACCGTCGCTGTAGAAGTCTGGGCGCGAGTGGAACTAGCGTCAACGGTTGTCTCCCCGAAGCTCACGTTGAGCGTGGAGCCAAACGCCGGCAGTAACTTCGGGACAACGCAATACTCCGCTGAGTACGGCAGCGCAGGCAAACTCCTAACCAGCCCTTCATCCGGGACGGCGTTCCGCTTTATCCGCCTCGGAGTAGTCACACTCCCGGTCGATACCGTGAACCCGCTAGCTTGGAACCTGAAGGTAACGGGATCTTGGAGCGCGGGCGGCTCCGGCGCGTTTGGCCTTGACTACATCTGCGTAGTACCAGCGAAGAGCCGGGCGCTCTCAAAGACAGCAGTTGCCAATGACAGCACCTATCCAAAGTTCATCATTGGCACCGTCGACACGACAAAGACGATCCGCTCCGACCTTTCAGGACTCATAGCTTCAGCAGCGGGGTACGCGGGGCAAGATTCAGGGCTCGGCGGCTCGCTAATCGAGATCCCGTCCGGGACGACTGAGTTCTTTATCAAGCTCTCCAGCCTTGTTCCGGACGACCCTACCTCTGACACTACTTCTGAGCAGCTATCGCATACGGGGGTCACTGGAGCGTTTGAGATCACGCCGCGCTACTGGATCGTCAAGTGAGCCTTCTTCTCCTACTACGGGAGAGCACTTACGCTCCTGGCGCTTCCGTTGCGAAGTTCACGGGCGCTAAGGACGTATCGGTTCGCTTGCAGTCGCTTGACGGAGTTTGGGAAGTGTGCGGCAGCGATCACGCTCGCGGCATCATCCCGGAGAACGTCGAGCTGCGATCCGATCAGTGGGGGAGCAGCAGGGCCACGTTCGATCTTCGCCGCAACCCGAAAGAGTTCTGGCCGGACATTGGCGCGTTCACTCCCGTAGAGATTGAGATTGGCGGAACGAAAGTTTGGAGCGGACGAGTCTCCGAGACACCGGTACGAGACTCCACCGACTCAGTGATCTCAGTGCAGTGCGAGGGCTGGCAAGCGCACCTAGACGATGACATTTATGAGCGGATCTACGTTCACACGAACCTTACGGAGTGGAAAGACGCTCGCTCCGCTCCGAGCGCAACGCTGACAACGCTCGTCGCCGCTCCGCAGGTGCAGGTCGGTGAAGGCGTTCTCTCCCTTACTTACCAGAATGGAACGGCAGCAGCAGGCAAGGCCGCCGCGATACTTGACCTCGGCCCGAACAGCACCGCCGCAAGAGTAGTTATCGACTGGTCGCTCACCGCCGGCGCAGCTACTCGGAGCCTATCTTTCGGCTTTGGCGCCTCGCCCGATGCTTCGATAGCAACCCTTGACACGATCAGCTCTTCCACTAGCGCCGTCTCCGGGACGTACTCCTACACGCTCTCAACCGCGAGCCGGTATCTCTTCCTCATCCACGCCGCAAGCGGTCACACTCCGACCGCCGATGAAGTAGCAAAGTTCACTTCGATTCAAGTCTTCGCGTCCACCGCCTACGAGTCTGCTGCTAGCTCAATCCTGAAGAGCGATCAGGTCGTCAAGGACGCTCTCACAAGCGCGTCGGTGCTCTTCTCAGCCGACCGCACGCAGATCGCTACCGGCACGTTCAACATTCCAGAGTTTGCGCCCAGCGAGCCTAGAACGCCTCGCGCAGTTTGGGAAGCCGTCGACGCCTTTGAGGATCGCTACAAGAAGATCACCGTTGACAAGGTTCCCGTCTACAAAGCGAAGCCAACCTACCCCGAAGTAGAGGTTGGCGCTTGGTCGGGTATGGAGTTTGACGACTCCGCAGCGAACAGCGGCGATGATGTCTACTCGCGCGTTATGGTCACGGGCGACCAGCCGAACGGAACGCCGCTACGGGTCACGCGCTCGCAATCACAGCAAACCGGAGTTCTATTCGTGGCCGTTTCTACGCCCGCCGCGACAAACCCCGGACTCGAAACTAATACAAGCGGCTGGACGGCGGCAAACTCCACGATTACCCGCGATACGGCCGTCTTCGACTCTGGCGTAGCTTCAGGCAGATGGGACAACACGGGCGCAAGCGACGCGCTAGGGGTTGGCGACCAGCTAACGGTTACGATGACCGGGACGTTCTACGCCGGCGTTTCATACGTCGCCACCATACGCTCGCGTCTATCAGTTGCAGTAGATAATGGGCTATCGCCTAGCGTCAAGTTCGGAACATCAACGGACTGGAACTCAAGCTCGCTACCTACCAGCGCAGCTTTCGACTCTGGCTCAGTTTCGTGGACACCGACAACTACCGTTACGTCCAACGTCACTCTGACGTTTGTTGCCAGAGATTCAAGCCCTTCAGCGTATGCGTGGATTGACAGTATCGCCGTAAAAACTTCCGCCGCGACAATAGTTGACCGGCGCGGCTTCCAGCGCACGAAGCAGCTCTCCACGAGCTTTATGCTCACCGATGGAGCAGCCAAGCAGATAGCCGACAAGTGGCTACTGAGCCACAAGACAAGCCCGTTCAAGGGCAAGGCGAAGATCACCGGCAACGACGCGATCCGCGACATCACTTCCGGCAGACCCGTAGCGCCGGAGCAGATGCTTCTCAGGACGGGCGAGCTACTCCGCTTCAGCGACCGCATCGACCCCGACACCGGGGCGCAGGGGCGTGACGGCAAGATCGTCGAAGCGACCTACAAGGTCGACGACAACTCCGTAGAGCTAACCATCGACTCGTCCCGCGCAGGGTTCGAGGCACTACTAAACCGCCTGGGCGTTGTCCTCGGCCAGATGAGGTAATCCAATGACCGAGCAGCGCGTCCCTTCCAACGAGCTACTAGATGAGCGCTTGTCCAATGTTGATAAGAAGCTAGAGGCGATCCTAGAGCAGACGACGAAGACGAACGGGCGCGTCGACAACCTTGAAAGCTGGCGCGACCGCGTATCCGGCGCGCTTATTCCGATCTCGATTCTCTCCCCGATCTTTGCGGGTCTGATCGTTTCGTACCTCTCCAAGTAGTTAGGAGCCCTTATGTCGTATCCGAATGGTCGCCTCCCCGCGAAGGCTCTCTCACGTATTCCCGAAGGCAGGCTCGCCTCTGGCGGCCCTGCTCGCTCGTGGCTAGCTATGAGGTACTACATCGGCAGGAAGTCCGGCGTTTGGCTCACTCCAACGGGGCCGAGCAGCTCGTACCGTCCTATCGCCAAGCAGCAGGAGTTTTGGAACAACTACACAAACGGACGCGGCCCGCTTGCGGCGCGTCCTGGCACAAGCAATCACGGCATCGGGCAAGCCGTCGACGTACCGACCGGCGCGATGCAGGGCCAGATCCGCCGCTACGGGCATCTATTCGGCTGGGGGATAGCCGGAGGCAAACTTCAGTCCGACGCGCCGAGCGAGGAATGGCACTCGAAATGGGTCGGACCATACGGCCCTCGTAGCCGCTTCTGGTACGCGCGCTACAAGCTGGCGAAGGGCAAGCGATGAATCGCGCTACGAAGGCTCTCTGGAAGCGCAAGCTCACCTACCGGCGTAAGCGCGTGTCCTATTGGCGCGCGAAGGGCAACATCCCGAAGGTCAACCATTGGCTCGTCCTTGTCCGCGAGGCTGTCCGCAAGCTAGAGCCACCAAAGCCCGCGAAGCCCGCTCACGGCATCGACGTATCGGTTCACAATGGCTCAGTCGACTGGCCGAAGGTCAAGGCCGCAGGGTTCACGTTCGCCTTCTGTAAGAGCACCGAAGGCGAGGACTACCGCGATTCCACTTGGACAAAGCAGCGGGTCACGGATCTGCGCGCCGCGAAGATTCAGTTTGGGCCGTACCACTATCTCCGGCCTCGCGCCGGCAGAAGCGGCGGCACTGAGGCGCGCTGGTTTATCAACAACGCCTTCGCCGCTGGCTGGGGCAAACCCGGCGACCTGCGAGCCGTCCTTGACTTTGAGGAAACCGCACTACCACCGGCAGCGACTATCCGCTACTTGGAGCAGGCCGTCAAAGAAGTCAAGCGGCTGACGGGCAAGACACCGATTATCTACACGGGCGGCCCGTTCTGGGCTGAACACGGGGGAGGCACGAATAACTTCGGCTGTCCGCTTTGGCTCGCCGCTTACGTGGTCAATCCGGCGCCCTACATCCCGAAAGCTTGGAAGCGCTTCAACCTCTGGCAATACACCTCGACCGGCAAGGTTCCCGGCGTCAGCACCGCAAACGTAGATCAGAACCTCGCGCACGACCTCCCGCATCTCTAACCGAAAGGCCACATTGACCTTTATCCGCAACTTCATCAGGGACGTAGCGACGCTGAAGCTGCCGGTCACGGCTGCCGCAGTCCTCGCAACCGTCCTCGCGCTGCTAGATCCGCTCGGAGTCAATCTTGGAGCCGACGCGGTTCCGAAAGTAACCGCCGCCATCGTCCTTGTAGGCGTTGTCGCTCAATACATCGACTCGCGGAGTAGCCGCAAATAGCGACTTTCACCTTCGGCAAGCGTCCGAAGGGCGAGTCTCACTTATTGCTATGTGGACGCGGGATGAGCTCCAGCAGTTACTAGACACTCACGGCACCTTCAACGCGATAGCTCGCGCTCAGGGAATGCCCGCGACAACCGTCCGATCTCGCGCGTCCGCGCTCGGAGTTACAAAGCCCGCGCACATCGTTAGCCACAAAATGCGAACCGGCTTGACGATGAGCGGCGACACCGCCACCTTCGTCAGCGAACCGGCGCCGGAGCTTGGCGACATCGCAGAGATGATCCGCGCTCGCGGCCTTGACCCGGACGAGTGGGAAGTCAAGAACGCGGGTCTGAACTGCTGGGACGCTAACGCCG